TAATATGGCTCTTTTTTAGTTTTATCAAATAGTTTAGTTACTATAATCAGAAACATATCTTTTCTAAATGTTTCAACAACAAACTTTCCGCCATTAACACCGAAAGATTCTAAATCTATACCTACATATTCTTCATAACCATACTTAACACTAGTAAGTTTCTTCAAAACAGCTTTCTTTAATACGTCTTTCTCTAACATTGTTTTTCCTTTTTAGAATGATTTCTTTCCATATTCTATTGTAACCTTAAATTTACCAGTAACATCTCTATAAGTATGCGTATTATCGCTTATATCTAATAGACTATCTGGACATAGATTAATCTTGATATAAGTATTACCCATTCTCTCAGCTTGTTGTTTCTGAGCTCTGTACTCATAGTCGCTATCGTTACTAGATAAATCAACATCTATATATGCTTTATCGATTTCTTCTTTTAGTTTTAGTTTATCAGGATTACCAGTTACCTTAGTAGATTCCATCGGTATCTCAGTACCTGGAATAGGGTGCATACCGCCAAAAGGAATCATCTCTGTGATAGTCTCTGTTTGTCCTATATCTTTATCTGTTACTTTAATAATGTTGATACCTTCTGTTATTAACATTGGTTCTAGCACCAAAGAAGTTTCATCGTCACCTTCAGCTCTACTAACATAAAGAGGTTTATATTGCTCTTTAGCTTTTAAGACTTTAAGGTTAAGCATGCTTACTAACCAGGTAAGATCCCAGTTATTAGCTCTTTGAGCTTCACTTACTAATGTGCAGAGTTGGTCAAAGTTAAATTTTGTATTAACAGTATTAAGTTTAATAAGATCTTTAACAAAATCCATCGGAACATTATGATCTTTACAATATTCCGTAATAATAGAGTTCTCTAACCTATCATATTCAAAATGGTACCTTATTCTCTCTGGTCTATTAAGAATATAACGTTGTATATAGCCAGCATCATTTTCAGTAAGCACAAACATTCTTCTCTTATTATGGTCAGAAAGTAGCGTTAACATCAATTGTTGGTCATAATGGTTAAAGAGTTTACCAAACTCGTCTATCATGATTACACATTTATCTAAGCTAGAAAGATATTGAATCAATTCAGGAGTTCCTTCTATTTCAGAAACTACTATTGCTTCTATAGGTTCTGGACTTATGTCATGTGTTTCAACGGCAGCATTAATAAGTAGTTTAGCGCATAGCGATTTACCGCTACCAGCGCTTCCTGTGCATAATACAGATGCTCTACCATTTGGAGAAGCAAATACTTTCCAAACGTATTTAACTCTTTCTACAAGATCGCCATAGATTTTATCCGGTAATGCAAATTTATCTTGTAGATAAACTGCTAACCCATAAACTGGCTTATCTTTATCATTAGAGGTATTTACTACTCTATATATCATTTCTAACCTTTCTACATGCTTTATAGTAATCAAGAGGATTTACAATTGAATATTTAGGATCATCTGTTAATAAAGATTTAGCGTCGAATGCTAAATACTTAACAGATCCTAATTTACCTCGGACAATAGTTTTTCCTAAAAACTTTATATCCTTAATAACTTCATAATCGAACGTATGACCATCTATTAGTTTAAGAAGTAAACCAGTTAGATTATCATTAAGCTCGACTCCTAATAAAAAGTTATCGGATATTTGCATTTGTTTAAGTAATGGCTCGTAAATATAATTATTAATTTTAGTAAATCTAAAACCATATTCTTTACGAACAACTTTTAGAGGTATAAAATCTAACTTTTCATAGCTTTGTAAAATACTAACTATGTTTTCATAGTGCTTATCTTTTGTTAAATACATAAGTTTCCTTTCGAAATATATTATCTATATAAAGAATATATACTTAACTTTGGTTAAGTATATACAAGAATACATAACTAAAGTAAAATAAAAAAAGAAAGAGAAGATAAGAGGAATTTATCCTCTTATCTTCTTAGTTCTGCTTTGACTTTATATCGGTCGATTTCACTAGAGTTAACATTAGCAACAAAGCATGTTAACTCATATGCTGTCTCATTTAGTGTACCTATTGTTTGTGCTGGTACACAACCTCTATGTTTAAGAAAAGACAGTCTTACCTTTTCAATATCCATTAGGGGAATCTTATATACTATATTTAGATTAAAATCATAATATAATGTATACTCACCTGTACACGTTATCGTAGTGTTACCATATCTACGATCATGCTGAATACGCAAGTCGTATTTGTTGGCTTCTATAAGCTGGCCTTCGATAGCAAATGTTAACTTATTGACAGTTAAGAACTTATTTTTCTTAACTTTATAGTACCCTTGATGATCTTTTAATACAGGGTAGAATTTAGAGTCTTGTTCAGACTCAACTACATCGTGAAGACCAAATATAATATGACCTTCTTCTATACGAACTAGTAGTTCTTCAGTACTAGCTACTGTGTCAATAGTCATGATTGAACCTTTCTATTATTTTATCCTTCAGAGCTATTTTTTATTTTTATTAAATAACTCTGAAGTTATGTTTACATCGCTTACAATGTAAACACGGCTATTAGAAAATATCTAACAGCATTTAGAAATATCTAAGTTTGTTATACACATTTTCTAACATTGGAACCAGAGAAGTTTTATATTGCTTCTCTAATTCAACATTATTATGCTTATGAAGCTTATTGAGATCTTCAGTAACGTTAGAGAGGATCTCTTTAGCTTCATTTACATACTTACTAGATTTAGTATTAACCAAATTAGTTAACGCTTGACGTAATTCGTCAAATCTAAAACTAAATGGTTTAGTAACTAAACCCATATCAGTATAGAGCATGGCATTCTCCTTTCCGGAGATAACATAGACAACTACTAGAGAGCGTGTACTCTCTAGTAGTTGATTTTATATGCTATTTCCTAATTTATTTATATGTATTATTACTAATACATATATACATACATATACTATATAGTATATGTATGTATATATGTATTAGTAATAATACATATAAATAAATTAGGAAATAGCATATAAAATCAACTACTAGAGAGTACACGCTCTCTAGTAGTTGTCTATGTTATCTCCGGAAAGGAGAATGCCATGCTCTATACTGATATGGGTTTAGTTACTAAACCATTTAGTTTTAGATTTGACGAATTACGTCAAGCGTTAACTAATTTGGTTAATACTAAATCTAGTAAGTATGTAAATGAAGCTAAAGAGATCCTCTCTAACGTTACTGAAGATCTCAATAAGCTTCATAAGCATAATAATGTTGAATTAGAGAAGCAATATAAAACTTCTCTGGTTCCAATGTTAGAAAATGTGTATAACAAACTTAGATATTTCTAAATGCTGTTAGATATTTTCTAATAGCCGTGTTTACATTGTAAGCGATGTAAACATAACTTCAGAGTTATTTAATAAAAATAAAAAATAGCTCTGAAGGATAAAATAATAGAAAGGTTCAATCATGACTATTGACACAGTAGCTAGTACTGAAGAACTACTAGTTCGTATAGAAGAAGGTCATATTATATTTGGTCTTCACGATGTAGTTGAGTCTGAACAAGACTCTAAATTCTACCCTGTATTAAAAGATCATCAAGGGTACTATAAAGTTAAGAAAAATAAGTTCTTAACTGTCAATAAGTTAACATTTGCTATCGAAGGCCAGCTTATAGAAGCCAACAAATACGACTTGCGTATTCAGCATGATCGTAGATATGGTAACACTACGATAACGTGTACAGGTGAGTATACATTATATTATGATTTTAATCTAAATATAGTATATAAGATTCCCCTAATGGATATTGAAAAGGTAAGACTGTCTTTTCTTAAACATAGAGGTTGTGTACCAGCACAAACAATAGGTACACTAAATGAGACAGCATATGAGTTAACATGCTTTGTTGCTAATGTTAACTCTAGTGAAATCGACCGATATAAAGTCAAAGCAGAACTAAGAAGATAAGAGGATAAATTCCTCTTATCTTCTCTTTCTTTTTTTATTTTACTTTAGTTATGTATTCTTGTATATACTTAACCAAAGTTAAGTATATATTCTTTATATAGATAATATATTTCGAAAGGAAACTTATGTATTTAACAAAAGATAAGCACTATGAAAACATAGTTAGTATTTTACAAAGCTATGAAAAGTTAGATTTTATACCTCTAAAAGTTGTTCGTAAAGAATATGGTTTTAGATTTACTAAAATTAATAATTATATTTACGAGCCATTACTTAAACAAATGCAAATATCCGATAACTTTTTATTAGGAGTCGAGCTTAATGATAATCTAACTGGTTTACTTCTTAAACTAATAGATGGTCATACGTTCGATTATGAAGTTATTAAGGATATAAAGTTTTTAGGAAAAACTATTGTCCGAGGTAAATTAGGATCTGTTAAGTATTTAGCATTCGACGCTAAATCTTTATTAACAGATGATCCTAAATATTCAATTGTAAATCCTCTTGATTACTATAAAGCATGTAGAAAGGTTAGAAATGATATATAGAGTAGTAAATACCTCTAATGATAAAGATAAGCCAGTTTATGGGTTAGCAGTTTATCTACAAGATAAATTTGCATTACCGGATAAAATCTATGGCGATCTTGTAGAAAGAGTTAAATACGTTTGGAAAGTATTTGCTTCTCCAAATGGTAGAGCATCTGTATTATGCACAGGAAGCGCTGGTAGCGGTAAATCGCTATGCGCTAAACTACTTATTAATGCTGCCGTTGAAACACATGACATAAGTCCAGAACCTATAGAAGCAATAGTAGTTTCTGAAATAGAAGGAACTCCTGAATTGATTCAATATCTTTCTAGCTTAGATAAATGTGTAATCATGATAGACGAGTTTGGTAAACTCTTTAACCATTATGACCAACAATTGATGTTAACGCTACTTTCTGACCATAATAAGAGAAGAATGTTTGTGCTTACTGAAAATGATGCTGGCTATATACAACGTTATATTCTTAATAGACCAGAGAGAATAAGGTACCATTTTGAATATGATAGGTTAGAGAACTCTATTATTACGGAATATTGTAAAGATCATAATGTTCCGATGGATTTTGTTAAAGATCTTATTAAACTTAATACTGTTAATACAAAATTTAACTTTGACCAACTCTGCACATTAGTAAGTGAAGCTCAAAGAGCTAATAACTGGGATCTTACCTGGTTAGTAAGCATGCTTAACCTTAAAGTCTTAAAAGCTAAAGAGCAATATAAACCTCTTTATGTTAGTAGAGCTGAAGGTGACGATGAAACTTCTTTGGTGCTAGAACCAATGTTAATAACAGAAGGTATCAACATTATTAAAGTAACAGATAAAGATATAGGACAAACAGAGACTATCACAGAGATGATTCCTTTTGGCGGTATGCACCCTATTCCAGGTACTGAGATACCGATGGAATCTACTAAGGTAACTGGTAATCCTGATAAACTAAAACTAAAAGAAGAAATCGATAAAGCATATATAGATGTTGATTTATCTAGTAACGATAGCGACTATGAGTACAGAGCTCAGAAACAACAAGCTGAGAGAATGGGTAATACTTATATCAAGATTAATCTATGTCCAGATAGTCTATTAGATATAAGCGATAATACGCATACTTATAGAGATGTTACTGGTAAATTTAAGGTTACAATAGAATATGGAAAGAAATCATTCTAAAAAGGAAAAACAATGTTAGAGAAAGACGTATTAAAGAAAGCTGTTTTGAAGAAACTTACTAGTGTTAAGTATGGTTATGAAGAATATGTAGGTATAGATTTAGAATCTTTCGGTGTTAATGGCGGAAAGTTTGTTGTTGAAACATTTAGAAAAGATATGTTTCTGATTATAGTAACTAAACTATTTGATAAAACTAAAAAAGAGCCATATTA